CATCCCGGCGGAAGCCTCCAGGAACTTCGCCGAAGCGATGCTCTGGTCAATCTCCCCGGGGCGGGACTTCGGCCAACGGCCACCAACATGGATGCCGTCGATAAGTGACATCAGGTCGGCCTGCACATTCAGTGAAGACACAGCCGGCGGAACCCGGCCGATCGCACCCTGCGGGCCCAGCTCGATAAACGAACCGCCACCGTAGGGCATCTCACCTATCAGGTCCTTGACGAAAATATCTGAGTAAACGGCCTGGTCTGCGTAGTCGAGAATCAAACCCATCAGGCGGATGTGGGCTTCGAGGAGACCGATGACCTGATCGAACTGTCCTCGGATCTCACCATCAAGAGAGATCCGGGAACCGATCACCACCGGGCAGATCCCCACCTTGTTCTCGATGCGGTCCAACAGGACCGGGTAGGGGACATCGTCACGGTCGTTGTAGGCGACGATCCCAGAAGACGACGCCGTGTACAAGCCAGCGAGGACGTACTCGTCTTCGTCGTAGTACTCGACAAGGACCACCTTGGCGTTCTCGTCAGGGGCATGCAGCTTGGAGTCCTGACCGACCAGGTCCTGGATCTTGTCCTGGTACTCGGCGGGGAGCTGAGTGAAGTACACCTCCCTGGCGAACAGGCAGCGGCGAACCTCATCACCAGGGCGGAACCCTGGCTCCGGGTAGCACTGCCGTGGGTCCCGGCGTTCAATCAACGGGATGCGCTGATCAAAGTCGGGGGTGACCGTCCACACCGACATGCCGTAAGCGCCCTTGTCCATCACCGAACGGGGGATCAACATGTCGACAGCGTTTATGTCCATGTACGACACGGCGATCTGTTCCATTGAACGGGCCGTTGCCTTAGCGGTCTTCGTGGCCTTCTCCGGTTGGACCCGGACCGTCGGCACCAGAGACGCCGCCTCGGACGTGTCCTCCAACGCCACCTGAATCAGGTTCGGTGACCTCGAATCCACTGACTCCTCGTCAGGGTCGAAGACGTCGAAATCGCCGGCGCACACCCGGTCGATGGTTTCCATGCGGACATCACGGTCGTAATGCCGGGACCGCCACTGGGCGTACATCGCTGGGAGGCGGTCAATGTCGAGCATCAGGTACGGGGCCGTTCCGCTATGTCGAGCAGGGTGTTTTCGATGTGTGTCATAGGTCGTCCGGTTCTCACCTCAAACGCCCGGGCCCGAACCTCGGCCTCCGTGGCGTCGTTCGGCATCGTGAAGTACACGGGCTTGTCGTCCAGCAGGGTTCCGCAAACGATCTCTTCATCGCTGGCCTGTTGAGCCGTCTGCTCGAAAGCTCGACGGTTGCGGAGTTTCTCGAACATGGGTCTCGTTGCCCTACCCGACAGGTGTCACTCAGGAGTCCAGATTGTCGGGTCGATGTTGCCTGGCGCCGGCCCATCAGCAGCGTCGTACTCCTTTTCGCTGCCATGCGGTTGGGCCTGACCAACGGTCTGGCGGCGGTACCCCCACTGCCCACGAGTCATGTGACCAGGACGCTGGTCACGCAAAGCAACCCCACGGATCTCCTGGCTCTGAAAGTCGACAACACGCCGGCGACGCTTGATGCGGTTAGGGACCTTCATGCGTTCATGGAACATTGGGAGGTGCGCCCGGTTCAACAACTCACGGGCCCCCAGGTCCGCAAACCAAAAAGACATCACCCGGTCCGAGACGTTCCCCATCGGGAAAGCGATCAGTTCCTCGATCAACGGTTGAAACACCTGCGTCGTCGGTGCGTTCCCCCACGGGATCGACACCAAGCCGGTTTCCATCAGGGGAGCCAACGACTCGACACCGAACTGCGGATCCCACTTGTTGCCGTGAGTGTGATGGGGGACAACCCGCACCCCTCGCTTGGCGAGGTGCTGAACGAGCTCCATGTCGTACTGCACAATCTGAGACTGCACACCATTCGACTCGACCCGCCACTCAAACAACGGGTACCGGTCCGTCCAATCCAGGATCTGGTCTTTCATCTGAGGGGCCTTCATGGCCTTCACCGCCAACGAATCCACCAGGTACCGTTTGCCGGTAGCAGGGTCGATCCCCACCAGAGTGAACGCCGTGTACCCCGACCCCTTATTACCCCCCGCCGGATCCAGGCCGGCAAACAGTCGCCACGACGAATCAAAGTGGCCTCGGACCCGGGACGTGTCCTTACACATGTCGATCATGTCCATCGTGAACGACGCACCCGTGCCAGGAATATCGACCTGCTGGTAGATCAGCTGGAAGTCAGCGGGCCGCATCTCCGACCGGTGAATCAGAGCCTGCTCATACGGGAAATGCTCCGGCCACAACGTGCGTTCCGTCTCATCATCCATGACACACGGGTACCTCAAGACGTTGTACCCGGCTCGAGTCGACAGAGTCGAATACACGTCCCCAGGGTTCACCCTGGTACCAATCCAGATCGCCCGGCCCCTCTTACCGATCCTCGACAGGGCCTCCTTATCGAACCACTCCAACATCTGCCCAACCCGGTCAGGGTTGCGCTGATTGTCCAACGTCGCCACATCATCAAACTTGATGACATCAGCACGCCGGCCATAAATCTGCTGCCCGACACCCAACGCAGCCACCGTCGGATCCTTCTCCGCCGTCGTTCGACCTGAGACGTAAATCTGTTCCGACGACCACTTCGACTGACCATCCGCCTTGAACGGCCCCCAATCAACAATCGGGTTCGGGCCATCCCCATACAACTCATGGTTCTGGAGCATCTCCGAAATCGAATGCATGAACGTCCGGGCGAACGGCAACGACTTCGACACCAGCAACGTCCGCAGATTCGGATCCCGGCAAATGTCATACACCGTGTGCCACACCGTCACCAAAGTGCTCTTCGAGTGGTACGGAGGCATGTTGATCAACACCCGCCGGAAATCACCAGTCACAGCCGCAGCAATCTCGTGATGAAAGCCAGGCGTGTCGTGGTGCACTCCGCAGTCCGGGCACATCCAGTTCTGCAGGTAGTGGTCGCAGAACTCGGTGAAGGTTCCGATGCGGCGGGTTTCGTTGATGCCGAGCGGCCCAACGAGGGCCTGCTGCTTCGCTTCAGCTACCCGGCCGGCCCGCTTCTCTCGTTCCTTCTGGAGGCGGCCGGAGAGATGCTGGCGGGAGATGCCGTACTCGGCGGCGGCATCCGATTGGGTCCATCCCTGGTTCAGGACCCGGTCGATAGCGGCCTTGTACAGGCGGTCCTTCGACCAGGTTTCGTACTTCTTCAACCTTGGCTTGCCCATCTATTCCCCCACCCTAGCTGAGTCGACTATGCTCGGGTAAGTAGTAGACGGCCGGGTACTGACAGTGATGCGAGCCCCCGGTACAACCAGCTTCCCGGCGCCCCGCACCCCGAGCCACTCGCAGGCTGATCGGGAGGGGCTTTCACCGAAACCGGTCAGTGAAGTTCGTTGTCAGAGGAGAATGAGGGCGTCGACGGTCCTTGAAACGGTCGGGGTAACACCGGGTGGGGGGTTTAGACCCCTGCCTGGTCGGCAGCGGCACCCCCCAGGGTGACGGTGCCGACCTCAGGTCCGGCCCGGGGGAACCTAAGACGAGGAACCGACGGGGTGAGCCGACCAGGACCCGTCTAGCTGGGTTGTCGTTTTGTCGGCGACATTGTGTGCTGCCTTTCCCCTCCCCCCCCATCGTCGGATTTATGGACCCCGGTCCCGGGGGGTCGGTCTGGTCCCTCTCGTGGCCCGGGATCCGGTGGTCAGGCTGGTGCCCGTGCCGGTGGCAGGCCGGGGGCCTTTGCGTTCCGCCTAGCCACGGCTGGGAGGGGTCTGCTGGTGCCGGCTGGGTGACCTCGACGGGCATTGACCGGGTCGCCGTGCTCATACAGGTCTCCGTGGCTGCGGCGGCAAGGTGTGTGTCGGGTGGGTGGGCTGGCTGGTGGGCGCAGCGGGTGGGTTCGGGTGGGGCGGCTGGTGGTGGTGGTGGGTGGTGGCTGGTGGTGGTGGTGTGATTCGTAGGGCTGTGACCTGCGGGTTTGTGTGTTGTTAGGTGGCCCTAACGGGTCTCACTGGTGTTTTGGGTGGGTTGGTGGGTGGGTGTGGGGATATTTCTTTGGTGCTCTGACCTGCACGTTTGGCCGCATTCCGGCCCAGTTGGGAACAGTGTGCCTTGACGGGCGTTGATTCGATCCCTAGACGGGACCAGCCCCAGCAGCACCGGGGTGGGCCCCGGCCCGGCACGGCCGGTAGCGGGGTTCGAAGTCGACCGGGGGAGACCCGCCCAGCAGAGGGCGCAACTCCTAGCCAGCCCCAAGGGGTGAGGCGGGCCCGGCAGGTCAGCACCAGACCACATGGTGAGTTTCGGCAGGGGTGCTTGCACCTGTCGACTAGGCCCTCCCGGGCCGGCCGCTTCTAACGAGGTGGAGCCCCGGGGCATGGCTGGCACATCTCCTCCTCGTCGGTCGCTGGTAGCGGCCCTGATGAGACCTCAGTCAAGGTCGAAACGAGGAGAGCAACATGAACGAGATCACATGGACGAAGACCGACCAGTGGAGCCAGTACACGGCCACTCTCGAGAACGGCACCGTGCTCACGGTCAGCAAGTACTTCCCCGGATCCAACTGGTTCTACGGGCAGAACTTCTACTGGGCGTGGCAGATCGACACTGCTGATGGTGACCAGTACACGCCGGGTGGCGAGTACGAGCGCACCCTCAAGGAGTGCAAGGTCGAGGCCGTCAACAACGAGCGGTACGAGCGGGAACGTGACGAAGCAGCCCAGCGGTGGGTCGCTTCCATCGGCTAGTCGAAACACCCCTTCGGGGGTGTCGCTGTGGGGTGAGAGCCCACGGCCTGATGAGACATCTCAAACCAACGAGGAGAGCAACATGAGCGAGTACTTCAAGCCAACCGGTCCGACCATCAAGGTCAGGATCCCGGCCTTCACGGTCGAGGTCGACGTCGAGTTGTGGTCGAAGGTCTACGGGATCATCCCGGAGTTCGGCCAGTCGTGGAAGGCGGCGATCACTGAGGACGTCAAGGGCTACTTCGGTGCGGTCGATTGCATCGTCGATTCGACGGGTGCTGCCCAAGAGGGCGCCGTGCAAGCGGCCTGAGTCGAAACCCCTTCGGGGGTCGTCCGGGAATGGACTCCCGGGCCTGATGAGACAGTCCAACCAACGAGGAGAGAACCATGAGCAACTGCGACATTGACCGCTGGCCGTTGTGCTGCAAGCAGCACCGGCTGGAGGTCGAAGCAGAGATGGCAGCAGACGCTGCCGCCGCCGCCAAAGACGAGGGCTGCACATGGCTGGTTCTGGCGCCCACCGACTTCGGTGACGTGTCCGACCCGGCGATGTACGACCCTGAGACTGGCGAGTGGATGGGCGGCTACCCGGACTCCCCGGGGGACCTCTACACGGAGGTCGACTGTGGGGCGAAGGTCACCTACACGGTGGCTGAGAACGGGTCCAAGGGCTGGTCGTGTGAGAACGGCCATTCCCACTGGGAGTACGGGTCGCCCAACCAGCAGGTCGAAGAGTTCGCCGAGTGGGCTCAAGAGCGCCACGAGGCCGGCACGTTCGGCTAGTCGAAACCCCCTGACGGGGGTCTGTCCGGGATGGGTTCCCGGGCACTGATGAGACAACCCACGAGGAGAGACATGTTCATGTTCGGAATCATCGACAACGGTGTGCTCCTGCTCTGCCTGCTGGCGGGGTTGGACTTCGATCAGTACATCCCGATCCCTCGCCGGTACCGCTCGAAGGCGGCCGGCGCAGCGATTGGGGCACTGGTCGGGAACGCCATTTCGGATGGTCTGGCTGGCCTCTCGCAAGGGGTCGGGCCGGCCCTCGAGGTGGCTGCTGGATGTCTGGCTGTGCTGGTCCTGTTGCCCGTCGTTCTGCGGCGTGCGGCGAGGGTCCAGGTGCAGTCCTGAGGCGTCGAAACCCCTTCGGGGGTCCGGGTGTAGGTGGCTCC